ATTCGCGGAGCAACGATGGTCGGCAGGCTCGACATTCCCGCAGGAATGACGCTCGTTCAAGGTGACAATCACTCGCTTGGCTCATTCCTCCTGCTTCCTGATGGCACTGGCCTTTATCAGACAGGCAGCAATGGCTTCACCGCATTTACTCCAGTCTAAGGGCAACGAATGGCAACGCGTATCATCGAGTACGGAAGTCGCGGGCTTAACAGCGATCTCCCCGTAGTTCCTGCAAACAAGAAGGTGGTCGAACAGACGCCGATCACCGCGACCACAACGTCAGCGCAATCGTCCGCGTTCAACACCGGCACAACGATTGTCACCATCGACAGCGACGAGGATGTGTACGTTGCGTTCGGCGCAAATCCGACTGCGACGACAAGCAGCCGAAAGGTCTATGCGAAAGCACCGCAGGACTTCGCGGTTGATCCTGGAATGAAGGTCGCTGTTCGCTCGTGAGCGCTCCCTTCGACGACGCTGTGTTTGACAACGCCATATTCGATTGTGACGAGGTAGATCAAAACCCGGGGCGTATTGTGCGCCCGCTTCCGCTGCGGCCCTACATGAAGAGGCCGCGCAGGCGCTAACCCTGAGACCGCCCAGCCTTGAGCAGCGGAAAAGCTAAGGGATAATATGGACGAAGTTCGCGAGCGCATCCTGAATGAGCTGGAGAAGGGCCGAAGCCTCCTTTCGATCTGCAAAGACGAAGGAATGCCAAATCGCAAGACTGTCCAGCGATGGCAGAATGACGACGAAGCATTCGATGTCGCAGTTACACGCGCACGCGAGGATGGATTTCACTATCTCGCGGAACAGGCAAGGATCAGCGCGCAGACCGCCGAGGACGCAGCGAAAGGTCGCCTCGCGTTCGACGCCGACCGATGGTATCTTGGCAAGCTCTCTAACGCATTCAGCGACAACAAGGCGCAGAAGCACGAAGTCACGCACGATCTGACGGACAAGGCCAAGGCTTGGCTCGGTCTGATTTCCTAGAGCTGTGCGCCGAGCGCTGGCCTGACAAACTCGCGAGGCTTCGGGGCGGCTTCTACAAGATCAAGGATAAGTCGGGCTCCGAAGTCCCGTTCGTGATGAATGAGGACCAGGAGCGCTTCATTGAAGAGCGGCACGGCCTCGATATTGTTCTCAAGGCACGGCAGAAGGGTTTCACGACCGTCATTCAGTTGGACATGCTGGACGATTGCCTGTTCCGCCCGAATACGGCGGCGGGTGTGATCGCTCACAACCTGACGGACGCCGAGGCATTCTTTGCCGACAAGATCAAGTTTGCATACGACAACCTGCCGGATGAGTTCAAAGAAGCGGTAAGCGCTGCCAGCGACACGGTTCGAAGCCTCAAGTTCTCCAACGGCTCATCGATCCGCGTGGGCACCTCGCTTCGATCTGGAACGCTTCAGCGGTTGCATGTCTCGGAATATGGAAAGCTTTGCGCGAAATATCCCGAGAAGGCGCGCGAGGTTAAGTCAGGAGCGTTCAACACCGTTGCCACGGGTCAGCGGATAACGGTCGAATCAACCGCAGAAGGACACGCCGGCCACTTCTACGAAATGACGAAGTTGGCGCAGGACAAGCAGAAGCTCGAAACGCCGCTGACCGCGCTGGACTTCAAGTTTCATTTCGCGCCGTGGTGGACGAGTCCCGAATATGCGCTGAGCGAAGATGTCTGCGAGCCGCGCGACCTGACCGATTATTTCACGGAGCTGGAAAGCAAGGGAATTATCCTCACTCGCCAGCAGCGCGCCTGGTATGTGAAAAAGGCCGAAGAGCAGGGCGACGACATGAAGCGCGAATATCCCTCCACGCCGGAGGAGGCATTCGAGGCTTCGGTGGAAGGCGCTTACTTCGCTTCGCAGATGACGAAGATGCGTAAGGAAAAGCGCATCTGCAAAATACCGATTCTCGACATGCCCGTGGACACGTCATGGGACTTGGGCGTCAACGACAGCACCGCGATTACGTTCTGGCAAACGGTCGGGATGGAGCGCAGGGCAATCGATTATTACGAAAACTCAGGCGAGGGCTGGGCGCATTACGCGAAAGTTCTCTCCGAACGTGGCTACAATTACCGCCGCCACTATGGGCCGCATGACATCGCGGCGCGAATGATGGGGTTGGTCGCAGAGACGCGGCAACAGAAGGCCGAAGAGGCCGGGATTAAACCGTGGGACGTTGTGGGCTGTATCCCCGACGAGATTACCGGAATTGACGCGAGCCGTTCGTTTCTCGCGCAGGTTTATATCGACGAAGAGCGCTGCGCCCGATTGATCCAGTGCCTCGATAACTACCGCAAGGAATGGGACGACCGACTGGGCGTGTTCAAGGACAGGGCGCGGCATGACGAGTTCAGCCACGGCTACAAGTCGCTTGAGACCTATGCTGTTGGCTGTCCCGTCTCAGCAATGCCGAGGAACCCGGCAATCGATGACAAGATGCGGCAGGCATATGCGGCACGCATGAAGGCTGTCCACTAACGACACAAAGGTGGGTTGTATGAACCTTTCGCTCAGGAGCAAATCGCAGGAGCGCCCGCTTCCGCCCGGGATCACCGAACGCCGCGACCGGACATATGCCCACATGCAGCGCATCGAGCGGGCGCTGGAGGATGCGGGCTTTGATCCTCAAATGCTCAACCATCTTCCACCTGGGCACATCTTCGCCGCCCTACTTCTGAATGTGAAATAACAGATGGCGTCACAACCGCTTGCACCGCTGGATGAGCAACCAGCGGACAGGCGAGGTATGTCCGACGAAGAACTGGCTGCCCATCTTGCCGAGCACGAAACCCGCGCAATCGGCTACTACGATGGCGAGATAGCGGCAGAGCAAGCGGACTCAATCGACCGCTATTACCGCAGGCCCTACGGCGACGAACGCGACGGCAAGTCACAAGTTGTCGATGGCACTGTCGCGATCACCGTGGACAACGCGCTTGCTGCCGTTCTTAAACCCTTCGTCTCGGCTGACGAGACGGTATCGTTCGCGCCGCGTGGTCCCGAGGATGAGGACGTTGCCAACCAGGCGACGGAATATGTCAATTACGTACTTCATCAGGACAACAACGGCTTCCTGATCCTCCACGACTGGTTCAAGGACGCGCTGCTTTGCAAGCTCGGTGTCGTCAAAGCGTATTGGGAGGATTACACCAACCAGCACGTTGAGCGCCTGACCAATCTCGATCCGATGCAGCTCCAGATGCTTCAGCAGCAGGAGCATATCGTTGACGGGCCGTTCGGTCCCGATGATTACGGGCTTTACACCGTCGATGTTCTCCGGACCAGTTCTGACGGCAAAATCTGCATCGAGAACATTCCGCCAGAGGAATACAGAATAAGCCCGTTCGCGAGACCGGGACGTGTTCCGCCTTACGAGGCGCACATTACACGGAAATCGAAGTCCGAGCTTATCGAGATGGGCTTTGACCATGACGTTATCATGGCGCTGTCCAAAGCAGATAATACAAGCATTGACGATTCACGGGCGATTGCTCGGTACGAGGATGAGAGCTGGGGCACGGTCCAGCAGGATACTGTAGGCACTGAAGCCAATGACCTCGTGGACTTCAACGACGAGTTCGCGCTGATCGATTATGACGGAGACGGCAAGGCCGAGCTTCGCAGGGTCATGCGTTCGGGCAACGTGATCCTCTACAACGAGGAAGTGGATTACGGGCTGTTCGCTCGTCTCTGTCCCGCCCCGATGCCGCACAAGATTTACGGTCTCTCACTCGCCGATCAGGTGAAGGACGAGCAGCGGATTTCCACGGTGCTGTGGCGGCAGACGCTCGATAACCTCTATCTCGCCAACAACCCGCGCCCGGTGCTTGGTGAAGGCGCTGAACGCTCGGACGGAACCACGGTTGACGATCTTCTTTCCGATGCTCCCGGCGCTGTAATCCGCGTCAAGGACGTGAGCCAGCTCACCGACTTCTCGGTGCCGTTCGTTGCCGACAAGTCGTTCCCGATGCTGTCCTATGTAGAGCAGCAGGCCGAGGCGAGAACGGGTATCTCGAAGCAGGGTCAGGGCATGGACCCCGACACTTTGGATACTGCCAACCAGATGACCGCCACGCAGGCGGCAATCATGGAGGACGGACGCAACTCGCGCTCGGAGATGATCGCGCGGATATTCGCTGAAACGGGTGTCAAAGACCTGTTCAAGCTGCTGCTGAAGCTGATGGTAGCGCATCAACCTCGCTCGCGTGTTATTCGCCTCCGCAACAAGTGGGTCGAGATCGATCCCCGCGACTGGAACGCGGAGATGGACGTGAATATCTCGGTCGGCCTCGGCATGGGCTCGAAGGCCGAGCAGATCAGCACCGCGCAAAC